TATTTACAACACATTTTTAAGGAGGAAAAACAAATGGCAGTATTAGTTTGGGATGAAGTTGGCGAGCACTTGTTTGAAACAGGTGATGACCATGCCGTCGTATACCCGTACGACTCTGACTCGAAGACCTACAAGAAAGGCTATGCTTGGTCTGGTATTACCGGCGTAACCGAGAGCCCGTCTGGTGCAGAGGAAACCCCGCTGTATGCAGATAACATCAAGTATCTGTCCCTGCGTTCTGCAGAGGAGTATGCACAGACCGTAACTGCTTACGCTTACCCGGAAGAGTTCGCTAAGCTGGATGGTTCTGCAAAGATCAACGGTGTCCGCATCTATCAGCAGGCAAGAAAGTCCTTTGGTTTCAGCTACAGATCTCAGATCGGTAATGATACCGATGGTAACGATCACGGTGTAAGACTGCATCTGGTATACGGTTTGACAGCTTCTCCGTCTGAGAGATCCTACAAGACCGTAAATGACAGCCCGGAAGCAATCGAGTTCAGCTGGGAAATGAAGGGCATCCCGGTAGCAGTAAAGAACGCTAAGCCGACTTGTCTGGTAACCCTGGATAGCACCGATTTCGAAGGCGGCGTTGAGAACGCTAACTGGAAGTGGCTGGAGGAGCAGCTGTACGGTACCGATGCATCTGCAGATACCTATGAAGCAACAACACCGACCACTGAGAATCCGCATGACGAAGGTCTGTACGAGAGAACCGGTACTGGTACTACGGAAGATCCGTATGTATACACTCTTACCAGCGATACAACCGTTGATTCTGGTAAGACGTACTACAAGAAAGTTACTCATGCTGGAACAGATGCTCGTCTGCCGTTGCCGGATGAGATCATTGAGCACTTTGGTGTTAGTGTAGGCGGCTGATAGCCAAATACATCAAAATGGTAGTGGGGGCTCCTTATGGGGCTCCCATTTACTTTAAAGGAGGATCGAGATGCCTTTCACAAACGAAGAACTTTACGCTTTGGTTAATAAACCTGACCCCGAAGAAATCGTTAGGTTTGATTTGGTAAACAAACCGGATCCTGATGAGATAAAGCATTTTGGAATACTCGGTATGAAGTGGGGCATCAGACGTTATCAGAATAAAGATGGTTCACTTACACCGGAAGGTAAGAAAAGATATTTGAACGATGACGGTTCACCGAATGAAAAAGGATTAAAGGCAGCTAGAAAGTATAAATCGCTTTCGGACGAATTCAATAGAATAGCCGTTAAGAAACAAGAAGATAGAGAAAAAGAACGAAAAGAATATTTGAAAAACCATAAAGAACCAAATTTGGAATCTGGTGCTGACATAATCAAAACTGCTAGAAATACGACAGTCAGCAGCCAACAGATTAAAGATTTGATGAAAGAAAAAGGCGTCGATTACGACGAAGTATATATGGAAATGGTCGACAATTATCCGGAATTTAAGGATTTATTAGATTCTGAAGATCCCGATGACTATAGAGATGCCGAAAAGGCTTGGTATATATTAAATAATAAGTGAGGAGGAAGAGACATGGATTACAGAGAAATGCATGAACTGTACCATCATGGAATAAAAAACATGAAATGGGGAGTTAGACGTTATCAGAATGAAGATGGAACTCTTACTCCTGAAGGTAGAGCTAGGTATGGATTGAGTGAGGAAAGAGCAAGAGATTTCGATAGCGTTAACGTTAGCAGAAAAGCTAATTTGGCAGTATCAACAGATTACCAGAATGCATCTAAAGCAGCAAATGCAGCATCACAGGCGGCTTCTCGTGGTGGAAACATTGCAGATAGAGCAGCTGCTAGAGAAAGAGCAAAAGCGAAAGCTAAGATAGATCTGTCGAATCAGTCCGATGATGAAATCAGACAGAAAGTGAACAGAATGAATCTCGAGCGGCAGTATAAAGATCTCGCTACTCAGGATGTTGGCGCTGGAAAACAGTATGTCGGTGATATTTTGCGTGACGTTGGAGATGCAGTATCTATTGCAGGTTCCATCGCAACCATTGCAGCGACGATATACATGATGAAAAGGACGACGGGGGCGTAAAGCTATGAACGATTACAGAGAAATGCATGAACTTTATCATCATGGAGTAAAAGGAATGAAGTGGGGCGTCCGTCGTTATCAGAATTACGATGGAACATATACTCAGAAAGGACTTGCGAGATATCGTGAGGCTGAATCAAAATACGATGCAGCTGACGCCAAAGTAAAAGCAGCTAAAGCTGAGAAAAGAGAACTTGCTAGCGGACATGATATGCTGGCATGGAACGCTGCAAAAGATAAGATCAAAGCAGCAAAGAATGAAAGAAAAGCAGCTAAGGCTGAAATGAACAAGCATTACAAGCAGCTCAAGCAGGACAAACTTGCCGATGAGGGAAAACAGCTTTATAAAAACGGCGATAAAATTCTTGCGAATCAGAGGAAAAGCGGTTTGGCAGCATCTGTAGCTGGAGCATCTTTGACCGCGGCAAGCTATTTATATTTGGGCGGTGGTAAGGATGCGCTTCAGAAGGTGGCCGGCAAGAAGGTAGCAGATATTGCTGGTTATGCTGCACTTGGCGCAACCGCTGTCAGTTCTTTGCTGGCTGGCGGATATTATGCTAAATCCGAATACCAGGATAAGCGCCTGAGAGCATACTACAGTCACTAAGGAGGTGTAAAATGGATTACAGAGAAATGCACGAACTGTACCATCATGGTGTGAAAGGAATGTCATGGGGTGACAGACGTTATCAGAATGAAGATGGATCTTTGACACCTCTTGGTAGACAGCACTATGGTTACGGTGACGCTAGAGATCCTAGAGCACATGAGCAGAAATGGCGCGAAGCTCTTGGGTATAAAGGCGGGCCTAACAACAAAGGAAAGATTATCGGAGACGTTAGAAAGTATGCAAATCAGCAGAAGCCGGATAAGCAGAAAGAACGTGAAGATTATCTCGACAAACAGATCAAGAAAGAGAAGATCAAGAAAGGCGCAAAGATCGCGGCAGCCGCATTGGTTGTTGTTGGCGGAACCGCTCTTGTTAGCTATTACGGTGGTAGCAAGAAAGGTATGGCAAAAGGTCTCGAACTTGGTCGAAAGCAGGGTTATGCTGCTGGTAAGAAAGCCGCTTATCAGGCCATTCAGAAGTTGACAAAGAAGGCATCTCAGAATGCTTATAAGGAAGGCTTCAAGGCAGGTGGAGAAAAGATGAAACAGCAAGCTCAGGAACATTACAAGAAGAAATTCAAAGAGTATGTTGCTAAACAGGCTTTTCGTGGTTAACAAAAACATTCGATGTTGAATAAGAAGGAGTAAGACATGTTATCAAATACAGCGACTCCTAAATACTACGGAGAATTTAGGGAAAGAGTACTTCGCGGTGAGATACCGGTTAATGAATACGTATCTTTAGAAATGCAAAGGATTGACGATCTGATCGATAATCCTAAATACTGGTATGATCCGGAACCAGTAGAAAAATTCATCAAATTTTGCAACGAGGAGCTTACTCTAACCGACGGTTCGCCGCTTGAGTTGCTGGATTCGTTTAAGTTATGGGCTGAACAGATCTACGGCTGGTATTATTTCGTAGAGAGATCGGTTTTCATACCTGGAAAAGATGGAAGACCAGGAAGGTACATACAAAAACGAATTAAGAAACGTTTGATCAACAAACAATTTCTCATAGTTGCTCGTGGTGCTGCTAAGACTATGTATTTGGAAGCTATACAGGCATATCATTTGACCTGTGATCCGGATACAACAGATCAGATAACAACGGCACCGACAATGAGACAAGCTGAGGAAGTACTTGGTCCATTTAGAACTGCTATTGCTAGAGCTAATGGACGTCTATTTAAGTTCTTAACCGAAGGTTCACTTCAGAACACTACCGGTAATAGAGATCTTAGAAAGAAATTGTACTCTTCTAAAGCTGGTATAGTAAACAGTCTTACCAATTCTTTACTTAGAGTCTTACCTATGTCAATAGAAAAGCTGCAAGGTCTTCGCTGTAAAATAGCGACAATCGACGAGTGGCTTTCTTGCGACATTAGAGAGGACCCTATAGATGCGATCGCACAGGGTGCATCCAAACTTGAGGATTGGCTTATCGTCGCGGCGTCTTCTGAAGGAACTATTCGAAATGGCGTTGGCGATACAATCAAAATGGAACTTTTGGACATACTTCATGGTAAGTATCCTGCACAGCATGTATCGATTTGGTATTATTGTTTGGATGATGTTAAG